ATTATAAAGATTTAGTTTCCATACTAACCCTTCACGTTCCACATTTATCATATTTTGATTATATACCTCCTCACTATCCAGATTATCCAAATGACGTTTTTTGAATTTAGTTTGTTCTTTTAATATCCATTTATCCATTTCGGCCAGTGATTCTTTCTGAACATCTACATCACCTGAAGTATTTTTAGGTCCTGTTGTCGCTGGCTTACCGGTTATTTTAGCGGAATTTCTTAACCCTCCAAGTGCATTCGTATAGGCTACCGATTTTTTTACAGATAGAGTTAATGTATCAAGAAAGTCTTGTTTAGGTTTAATCACGGAAAACCAACCTGCATTATTTTGTTTATTTAATGCAATTTCGGCTTGTAATTGCTTCATTGTTGCCTGATCTCTCTGATAAATACTTCTTTCTAAAGCTATTTTATCATTAATAAATTTAAGTTGGTCCTTTTGCGCAGGCATAAGCTTTTTCAATGATTCAATTCTTAACTTAGTACTTCGTTCTATAGAAGTCTCTTCGTTCTGTGCCGCGTTTTTAGTCAGAGTACTAAATGCATTTAGCGCCTCGGTTCCAAATTGTATTATTCTTCTTGTAGCATTGGCAAGTGGACCTTTACCATCTTCCAGGGCTAACAGGAAAGCATCCCATGACGACGACATATTATCCACATCTCCGGAAAGATTATCTGTAGCGATAAGCATTTGCTCCATGGCAACTCCGGTTCCGGTAACTTGTGTATTTAATTCTTCAAACCGTGTTTTATTTTGAAATAATATCTGGGCAAGTCCAAAAAATTCAGTACCAAATTTCTTTTGTAAAGCGATATTATCACCGGATATACTTTGGTTATTATCAATAGCTTTATTCAAGTCAAAAAGTCCGTTGGTATAATTTTTTGTATCTCCCTGTAGTTTTACAAGTACCCCTTTAAATCCGGTACCGGCAGTTTCGGCTTTGATGCCTTTTTCGCCGAATAGTTCCATTACGGCTACCGTCTGTTCAAGAGTCATATTGGCCGATTTGGCAATGGTACCTACCTTACTTACTGATTCTCCCAGGTAATCTACTTCAACGGCTCCAAACTTAGAACCTGCAGCCAGAACGTTGATAGTCCGGTCACTTTCCATAGCCGAAAGTCCAAACTGGTTCATAATGGTAGTTACGGCCTTAGTAGACTCAGTAAGGTCCATACCCGTTGCCTTACTTAATGTCAATACCGATTGCGTAACATCCTTCAATGCACTTACATTACTCAGTAACTCAGGCTTGGCACTACCTACCAGTTTCATAGCTGTTACAATTTCTACAGCCGATTTACCATATTCTTTTGCCAAATCGATAGCATGATTTTTAAGGTAATCAAGATCCTTTCCTGTAGCTCCAGTAAGGGCTGATAATTCGGAAACAGACTTGGCAAATTCCATGGAGTGCTTCACTAAAGCAACAAAGGCGGTACCCACTGTAGCAATCACGCCTAATCCAAGCATGAGTTTATTTTTAAAAAGCATCTCAATGCTATCACCAACTCCGGTTAATGAACGTCCGATCCAACCCATTGCACCCGGAAGTTCAGACATCCTGTTCATAAAGCCATCAAGACCCTTAGTGGTATTGGCATATTGTGAAGCGACGTCAGCCAGTTTATCTTTATGCTCGTTTAAAATCGACTTCAAATATCCTATCTTTTGCCCTTGTTTCACATAATCATCTGCACCAATAGTCATATTAGCCTGCTCATTGCTGAGTTTCCTCATTTCGCCAGTAATACCCTTCACAGAGTTCGTTACTTCAGATCCATCAATGAAAATAGAAATCCCTCTTTTTGCTATTTTATCAGCCATTTTATAGTTTTTTTGTTATGGTAGACTTTGACATTTTTTTGAGCAGTAACTTCATTATTTTATCACCATAATATTCCTGTGAAATATCGGCTAAATCATTAAATCCAAGTTTGATTTCAACGTCAAACCAGTCGTTTGGAGTTCGTCCAGCATGGTTTCCATAAACTATCCTCATCTTATTGATATCTCTCTTACTATCTCCTCTTTTAAGCATGCGTTGTTGTTCTGGGTTTGTAAGTCTTCGTCCTGCTATTAACTGACCACCAACACGTATATATCCACGACCTACACCATAATGAATATATACTCCATGTCTTTCAAAATTAAAAGTAATACGGTTAGCTTCACCATAAAAAAGGCTGACGCGTTGAGTTATTGACTTTCGTAATGCCCCAGATACTGACGGAGCATTTGAAGCAACTCTCCTTTTAGTTGTAATACTCCAACCTTTAACTTTTTGGTTATAATCGTCAGTAGATATAAGTCTGGGTGTCTGATCATTCATAATTCTTATTTTGAGTATACAAATTTCGTCATTAACCCAGGGCAGGAAAAGGACAAAAAAAATGCTCCGACCTTCACAGGCAGGAGCATCATAAATAAATCAATTAAATCTAATACTATGAAAAAATCACGAATCAAACATGTCGGGCAGTGTTATTAGTAGGTAGTATGTAGTATGTAGTCGGTAGTAGGTAATTGGTAGTTATGAGCAAGTATGGCGTATAACTATAATTATGAGTATAGATTTTGATATTATTACTTACCGACACCTGTGCGTATATACCGGGATCTATTTTATTAAAAGGTTCTGGTTTAAATAGAATTCCTGTTATAAAGTTACCCGTGGTACCAACATCCACCGCTTTGAAATTTAAAACTACCTGAGCAGTCTCAAAATTAACGGCATTGATAACCGGCATAACCTGATAAACATGTTCTACCTGAATACATCCCCCTTTAGGGGTTAGGGATTCTTTCCCAACATCGGAGGCTATTGCTAACGAAAACGTCAGCGAGAATAGCGCAAGAAAAAAAATCAATCTTTTCATAAATAATTTTTTTGTTGTGAATACTAATTGTTTTTAAATTGAATGCAAATATCTATTAAAAAATTTAGCAGATAAAGGACATAAAATGATAATCAGATAAATCTTCCTATAAACGGGATCTTCCTTAAAAAAAACATTCCTATCAGCCCAATAACGATACCACTAATCAACCACTTCCACCAGTTACTCACCGGAGTTTCCTTTGATTCCGATTTACTTGTAAGAGTTGAATTTACTTTTTGAAGACTATCAACTTTAGATTGAAGTTCGCGGGTATAACCAACCTGCAAATTAAGTTTCTCAGTCAATCCCTCCTGTATCTGAATATCCTTTTCGTTAGATTCTTTTACTATCTTAGTAGTTTCACGAATTACCGGTGGTTTATTGGTTCCCGGGACAATCGGTTTTGTTGGATCGTAATCAGTTGTTTTAGTTTCAATAGTCTTATTCTTCTTTTCCGAAGAATCCGTTTTCTTATCCGAAGTTTTTAAAGACTGATCACTCACAGAACCGGTCTGTTTTTCGTCCAGCTTTTTTGATACTGAAGTATCTATTTTTACGGTTGAAGAAACATTTGACTTTTCAAGTTTTTTTGTTCCGGAACACGAACAAATAAAAACCAAAAGGATAAATAGTATTTTTTTCATATGTATCGACTTACTTTATAGATTTGTGTTTTTAAACGTCTTTTCCTGTAACATCCTTCGCCTTCCCGGCTTCCTTGTGAGTTGGTATTGCCTTCAACTGTTATTGTCGTGGAAGAACCCGGAGGCCATTCGTCAATAAAAAAGGTATGTGCTATTCTTCCCTTATCAGCAAAGAATATTCCACCAACATCAGCCGTTTGAGGTATAAGGTTGTTTTTTTTACCTCTAAAATAGATCACATACTTTGATGTGAACCAATTCGGTGAATAACCCGAAACAATCGCTTTTATTCCTGCTTTTTTGAATGTCCAACAAACAAAAGCTGCACACCATGGTTGACCTCGCTTTAGATTACAGGATGCCAGGTATTCTTCTACCCTTTTCCCATCGTTATGCCCGGTAAGTTCTTTAGTCCCAACCTCAGCCGAATATATTCCCTGCACGGTCTTCATATCCCCTTTAGGGGCTTGGGGTTCTTTCTTTACGCTACCGTTTTGGCCATATAAGCCAACAGAAAAGCAAGCGCAAAGAAAATAAAGTAAGCAAGTTTTTGTCGTTCCCATGGTGTAATTTTTTCAAAATCGGTTTTCATTTCTGTTTGCAAATATCTGCGAATCCGTCCGAATACAATACCAAGCATTGCCCAGGCTACTGCTAAAAAAAGTACCAGTTGAATTGTTGATACAGGTATTATTTGAAATACGCCTGCATCGAAAATTGCAGCCGTCGGATCAAGCCAACGCAAAAAAGGAATACTGAGAATAAAAATCAGAATTGCTGCTGGGATAGTCAGTAATTCATGATACTTTTTGAAAAATCGTTTTAATGCTTTCATAATATTTTTATAAATGA